ATTTGGAGTTTATGATGCAGTTGCAGTAAGCGTACAAGAGGCTGCTAGAGTATCGGCAGCACGAAATTTACTTGTGGGAACAAGCGTTGATGGTGGATATAAACTTTCTATTAACGGAACTGGATATATAAACAATAGATTAACTATTGACGGAACAAGTGGAAGTCAATATATACAATTTTATAATAGCGGTGCAGATAGAGCTCATATATATTGGGAAGAATTATCAAATAGTTTATCTATTGGTACATATGTTGCTGGTGGTTCAATACAATTTGAAGTTGCAAATAATGTTGATGCAATGTTATTAAATTCTTCTGGAAATTTAGGTATTGGAGTAACCCCTAGTTCTTGGAGTAATTTTAAAGTAATAGAATTTGCAAATGGTATTTATCTTGGAACATTTTTAGGTGGTGGACAAACTATGTATCTTGGAGCAAATAATTATTTTGATGGTAGTGATTATATTTATAAAGTTTCAGGATATGCAACAAGATATCAACAAACATCCGGTAATCATGGTTGGTTTATAAGTACTATTTCAGGAACTGCTGGTAATATTGCTTCATTTAATCAAGCAATGACATTAGCTACTACTGGAAATTTATTAATAGGCACAACAACAGATGCTGGGCAAAAATTACAAGTTGCTGGCGCAATTACATCTAATGGTGATGTAAGTGGCGGTTTTGTAGGTTTGACTATTAAAAATAATAGCAGCGGTGCTAATGCTTCACAATTATCAATGCAAACACTTACACAAAATTGGTATGTAAATGTAAGAACTGATAATCATTTTAGCATTTTTAACGCAACGGCAGCTACTACTTCATTCATAATTAAAACTAGTGGTGTTATTAACTTACAAAATGTACCAACAACTTCAGTTGGTTTAGTCAGCGGAGATGTTTATAGTAATGCAGGAATTTTAACAATAGTACCTTAAATAAAATAATATGAAACAAATACAACCATTCACTCTTTGGGTAAACGGACAACAACAAACCGCAACCCTTTTTAACTTAATTATCATTAATGATAACTTATTAAATAGTGCTAATTTTTATTGGCAGTTATTAGACGCTGATAGTGTTAAGCTACAAGATGGTAATTTAACAATGGATGCTGCAGATTATGCAGTATGGAGTTCTACACAAGATATTAATCTAGCTGCTTATCAATGGGCTGCATCAAAATTAAATATTACCTTAGTATAACTTTTTTAACCTTCAAACCTTACAAAAAATGGAACAACTAACAAATGAAAAAGCATTACAAATTATTAAAGAAGTAATGGATGCTGCAACAAAGGGTGGATTATTTCCAAACATGGATGCAACATTTTTAGCAGCTAATGCTTTTAATGTAATTTCTAAAGCAGTATTAAATAGTGAAAAAGTTGAGCATGGGCATTGAAATAATAATTAGTGCATTTGCTTTTGTAGCAGTTGCTGGTGGATTTTATTATAATACCAAAACTAGATTAGATAAAATAGAAATAGATTTATCTAGCTATAAAAATTCATCTACTGAAATAGTAGATAGATTAGCACGAATAGAAACAAAATTAGATTTTGTAACTAAGAAATAAAATGTACAAGATTTCTTTATATACTAGAAAAAAAGCAAAAAAGCTAAATGTAATTGTATTACCTAGTGAAAAAAGAAATAAGAAGATTGATGTGTATGATATTTACGGCAATTTATTAGCTAGTGTAGGTGACATTAACTATTTAGATTATCCTAGTTATTTAAGATATTGCGGTAAAAAGATAGCAGAAGAAAGACGGAAAGCATATAAGATAAGGCACGAAAAAGATAGACATATTAAAGGAAGTGCTGGATATTATGCAGACCAATTATTATGGTAATTAAAATTAATTTTATGTTTAAAAATTGGAAAACAAGTTTATTCGGATTAGGTAGCATATTAACAGGAGTAGCAACCATATTTAAGGGTGATGCAGTTGCTGGAGTAACTGCAATCATTACAGGACTTGGTCTAGTAGTTGCTAAGGATTCAGAAACAATTAAATAATATGAATACAACTACAAAAGTAGTAGTTATATCAGCTATTGTATTATTATTACTAACTGCAAATATTAAAGAAGTGTCAGGAAAGGCTTTAGCATTAATTAAAAGATTTGAAGGCGAAAAATTAAGCAGTTACCAAGACCAAGCAGGTATATGGACAATAGGATGGGGTTCTACTTATCACCATGACCTTAAAAGAAAGGTACAAAAAGGTGATATAATAGATAAAGAAACTGCTCTAAGATGGCTAAGATTAGATGCTGCAGCATTTGCAGATAATGTAAAAAGATTAGTTAAAGTACCTATAAATCAAAATCAGTTAGATTCATTAACATCATTTAGTTATAATGTAGGTAATAATGCTTTTGCAAATTCTACATTATTAAGAAAATTAAATCAGGGAGCATCTAAACAGGAAGTAGCTTTAGAATTTGCTAAATGGAATAAAGTAACCATTAATGGTGAAAAAGTTGTATCTAATGGATTAGTTAGAAGGCGAAAATTAGAGGCTGATTTATTCTTAAGTTAAGTAAGGTTTGATTGATAGTTGTTTATTGATGAAGAAAGCCCCCTAAATGGGGGCTTTTTCATTTAGGTATATTCGTTCTGCAAACTGCTTTGTTTCTTTATAGTACAGGTTAAAATAAGATGCATTTATGATTTTGCAAAAATTAATAAAACTATTAATATTGCCAATATTTCGATATTTTCTAACTATAGTTTTATCTTCAAAAAAAACTATAGCAGTATATAGTGTTTTACCCATTATTTGTTTTGATTTTTCTTTATATGGTCTGTTTCATCTTCATTCCATTCCCAACAATTAGGGCATAAATCTTCGTTATTTAATTCAATCCATTCATTACAATCTGCTTCATTTCTTGCCCCATCTATATCACTCCAAGCAGCAAAATCGCTTCCTTCGCATACGTTTTTTCCACACCCATCGCATATAAGCGTGTACATTGTTACTTCTTGTTTCATAGGTTATAGCTTTTTATCTTTTATACAAAAGTATCTAATACCATCTTTAGTAATTGCTTTTAATTTTCGGGCTATTACCAGCTTTGCTAGTGCCTTCATAACTACATAAGGTTCTAAATTACTTTCAAATTGAATAGTATCTAAAGATGCTATTCTTTGTTTCTGAATTAAAATAAAAATTTTTTGGTGATTTGTCATATTTGTTTATATTTGTGATGAAAAAAGTTGATTATACCCCCCAAGTGGTTTAATTGTCAGTAAATGAAGCCCCCTATTTAAAAGTAGGGGGTTTTTTATTTGGAGCTAATTTAATAACTAGCAACAATAGCAAACAAATGGGTACTGCTATAAGGAAAAAATATAAGATTTTAATAATTTTCATATACTAAAGGTTAAAAAAGTTGGTATTTATTTTCATGATTTTTTACTATCATCTTCTCATTAATCCATATCTTTAATAGCTGCTTTGCATAAGTAGTACTTTCTGCAGTCCTTTCCTTAATCTCATCAAGTATATCAGAATAAAGCATCGGGATAGTAACGATTTGACTGCAGATTCTTTTACTTTCCATTTTATCTAAATCAGATGCCTTTTTACTTGTAGGCTTTACACCATCATTATCTACTTGTTGAAATACTCCGTTAAAATTCATCAATGTTACAGGCTCAAAATCTATATCAGACCGCATAAATCTGCTAGTAAGTATATAAGTATTTTTTTCTTTGTCTTTTACTATATCCAGCGTGGATTGAGCAAACCTATCAGAATTTGCACCAATATGCCCTGTAGTACTTAAATTAGATTTGGATTGATGCAAAACGCTAATAAGGAGAATATTATACTGCTTTGTTATTTTTTTTAACCATTTAGTAAGTAGTGAGGATTCGCGTTCATCATTATAATTTACTAATAAATCCAGCAAACCATCCACAATAATAACGCTGCAGTCAGTATTCAATTCTAAATACCTTTCTATCATTTTTCTAATTATGCCACTACCATCTTCTCTAACTTGATAAGCATTAAAATAATCAGGTAAAGTAATAAGACCTGAAAATGATTTTATTTTTTTAAGATTCATATAAAAATCATAATCAGAACTTTCAGTATCAAATAAACATATCTTTCTTCTATCAGTAGGAAAATTAATTTTCATACTAAATATTTCATGATGAATAAAACTTGATGCAATAGCCCCCATCAGGTAGCTGCTTTTACCTGCTTTGGGCAACCCCGAGAAGATGCAAAAGTTAGACAATGAACCAACCAACCTACCCCCTATGGACAAAATTTTATCTTCTTTGTTCGGTTCATAATTAGGATTATATTTTCTAGCTTCAAGTAATTCATCTATGGAAAGTGGTTTTTTGTCAGTAAGTTGTTCCATTTAGATATTTTGAAGTAAGGCACAAAGTAAAAAGGCTATTAATAAAACTATTAAAGCCTGTAAATTTTTATTGTATAATAGTTGAAATATTTTCTTTTTCATCTTGTAAATCATTTAATTGTTTAAAAAATTCATCTGCTATTTCTCTAGCCCTTTGTATCATGAAATCATCAGGAAAAAAATTATCACATTCACCTGTTCTCTGCATCATGGGTGTTATTAACATTAATACTGCATATTCATATTTTGTAAATCCTGAAATAGGGCTAAAAAATCTACCTAAAGAATCCTGCATTGGCATACATGGCAAAGCAGGTGCATTTTTTTCTATTTTCATATAGCGTAATTTGTTTTTAAATTAAAAAATATAGTGATTTCATCTTCTTCAAAAAAAACATGGGAAAATATATCTTGTAATAAGTATGCATCATTATAACTTATTTCTATATTTCTTAACCAATTACCTTGCATATCGCATATGCCGAGCATAAATGTAGTTTTCATATTAATTCCAATTTAAAATTAAGTGTTTGAATGTCGTTTAAATAATGATTTGCAGAATCTTCCAGCAACTGCCTAATTTCTTGCTGCAGGTTGAATGGTACATTTGACTGCTCCATGCAGACAAAATGATTTTTACCTGCTTTGTCTTTAGCATCAAAATAAATTCGTACCCCAATTATTTCAGGGTAATTCAAAACACTCTCTAAAAAATTGATTTTTTCTTGTATTGCTTTAATTTCCAGCAATACCTTTTCGGTGGGATTGTGTGGCATAAAAAATATTTTAATTGTCAGTTAATGACTGCAAATTAAAAAAACATTTTAATCTGCCAAATATTTTTTAAAATATCCTATATTTTATTTTAAAATAAAGGTGAAAAAAGTATGTTTTAATCATTACTTTGAATGTATTTTAGACCGCCTACAGCGGTGCTAAAATACATTTTATCTACGATAATAAGACACATAATGAATAATTTTTTTGCACAAAATGAAAAAAAGTTGAAAAATGGGTAAAATTCAGCCATTTTATTGTTTTTTTTAGTATTT